ATATCTAAAATATGATTTGCTGAAGAACTTAGAAACGGATAATCATAAACTGATTCAAACATTCCATGAGAATGTTTTTTTATATTACCATCACCGTAAGTTCCTGATACAATTGTTCCTGTTAAAGGAATAGCTTCATGAAGAAGTGTACGTGTGGAAACTATATCGTTTCCTCCTAAAGTTTTAAATGAACCATTAGCCATATTTTATCTCTCTTTATGTTGATTTGAATTTTACGAAACGAACAGGAATGTCAACAGTATAACCGGTTGTGACACCTGTGACTCTTATAATACTATCAATGTGATATACTAGTGAAGAACCACCTGCTCTATTGTCCAGTCTTGAAGTGCTACCTAATTCGTTGAACAAATAGGTGCTGGTATTTAGATCTAAAGAAGCTCTAATCTTAAATTCTAAAATTGAACCACGAGGTCCTCTTATTACCTGTGTAGAGCCATTTGAATCTGCTGGAGTTGTTTTATCTGCATTACTACGATATGCTGGGGCTTGAAGCCTGGTTAAAGTGTAGAAAGCTATGTCATCATCATCAACATAGTCAACAGGCATTGTAGCACCATTTATATCTGTAATTTCACCAAACCTATTATCTATTTGTACGATGTACCCTGTTTCAAACATATCTCTTGGTAAATTCTTAGAAAATGAAATAGCATCTGTGTCTAATCCTTGGTCTAATCTTATAAAACCTCCACCAGCTACGGTTTGTCCGAAAAGAATACCATTGACTCGAGAACCATTTGTGAACCCAATTCCATTTTGTGTAGCTGTTGAACCGTTATCGTTTTCGGTTAATCCATCAACGGCTATAATAAAAGAGCCACTAGAGTGCATTTGATGCATTGTATCGCTTTCATTAAGTTTAACAACTGGTAGGTACAATAAATCTAAATTTTCATATGTTACAAGTTTTGACTTCATGGATATTGCATTGTCTGTAAAGGCTTCTAATATTGGTGTTTGCAAAATTTCTAAATCATAATAAGCTGAACCGTTAGCATTAGTTGAATCGTAAAGCTCATAATTTATTTCTTCATCACCCAAAGCAAATTTAACAATTTTAAAAGTCCCATCTCCTTTTGATAAAACCTTTCTACCATAATCGGTCAAAACTGCATCTAGTATAATATCACCAGAATTATCTAAAAAACCCATATTTATTCTCCTAATCTGTAAATAAGTAGTTAAGTTGTTTAATTTTTCTTTAATGTAAAACTAACATTTAAATCAATTTTTCTGCCGCTATCATTAGATGTTACTCTGATTTTAAATTTTTTTCCTGTATCCACAATGTTTCCATTGTTATCAAAAGTTTTCCACATCGAATCATTCTCGTTTACTCCTAATGTTGGTAATTGCTGATTATTGTATATATTCAAAGATTCTAAGTCAGGGCCTCTTTCAGTCAAAGGTAAAGATATAGATTGAAATTCTGGTAGAACATTTGGATAAAAAACATACGAACCATCTGTATCTAAATAACCAGTATATACAACCACATTATTATCATCTCTGTAACCAATATATTGCCTACCTTCAGGATCAAGAAGAGGTTCTCCTAAAATTTCATTGTCATCTAATGATTCTTCTGGTTCAAAAAACAATTGCTCACTCGAAGGAATTATTTGCATTAATTTCATCATAGTTTTAAAATTTTTATATTTATCTTTTTTTGGATCTAAAAAACTCACAACCTTAGTGTGTAAAAAAACTTCATCAGCATCCTCAGTCATTTCTACTTCATATATTGGTGTAGGATTTGAGGGATAATTATAAGCGTTTATTGCTCTAATAACGTAATAGTATTTTTTAAAACTTTGAATTTTTTGTATATACTGCAAAGCAGTTCCATTTGTAGATGTTACTCTTTCCATGCTAGATATGGAAGGAACTGCTCTGTACATGCCATTAGGGCTTTCATATGGCAAAGTTGTTGATTTATATATTTCATATGTACCAGCTTGTGTTTCATAAATAAATCTTTCTTTATTATCATGTATGTTGAACAAGCTTTCTCTAAGTTTTAATTTATCTGTCTCTCCAGCATACATTTCATAAAAGGGACCATGCTCTGAGTTTACAGATAGATCTAATCCAATAGAAAATTTAAATTTACTTTTTACATCATTCTCCAAAGCAAAACTAACAGAGGGAATTGGTAAGGGAGGTTGGCAAATTTTAATTTTTTGATTGAATAGTTGTGTGTTATTACTTCTTCTAATTGAATTATCAGTAGAAAAATATTTCCAAGAATAGCAAATGTAAGTGTATTCCACCTCCGGTTTCACTTGTGTATCAACAAATTTCCACTCAGAAGCATCTTTGTCTAAAACTGAAATATAAAAAGTTTGTACCAAGTTTGTTCCTTTTCTTTTTTCAATTTCATAAAATATAGTTTCATCTTCTGCATCGGCACTGTCTGAAATATTTTCTAAATAATTTAATAATTGATATACATACCTACTCTTTACAGTGTTATGAGATGATGCTCCAACTTGAACAAAAGAATCATCAGAATTAAATGCTTCAAATTTCTCCATGCTGTCTTCAATGTTTTCTTCATTCAAAAAGACCACCGTATTACCTTCTTCATCAATTTCTTTTTTGTATCTTTCTATAACATTCTTAACAAAATAAGGCATATAATATGCTCTTAAAAACCCACCATACGCAGCAGTAGATGTTAAAAAACTTAACAAGCCATCACGCCGTGGTTTTAACTGACTTCCGCCTAATGATATCTTCACATGTTGAGGGAAATGACCTGATATTTCATCAGTACCTGTGTCTTTTCTAATTCCTGCTGTAGCTAAAATTCTAGGTCCTTTGTTTAATATATATAAATTTTTTAATTTGTTTATTTGACTGTCATTTAAAGTTGGTAAACTGCTATCAAAAAGGTATCTTTTACTAGCCATTCCACTTTTATAATCAGTACCGAAGCCAACCACTTGACAATCTTCATATATATCTGTGTCTGAAGGTGGCCGATAAACATATTCAGAATAAAGACAGGGCATTTCAAATTCATTTCTCCTGTTGTAATCTAGAGCAACGTAATTAAAATAGGGCTGCACTTCATACTTTATATCAGTATCACGCGCCTCATTGTAAATAACAGAGGTATCATAAACTTTAGCCATTAATAACCTCCTCCTCTTGATCCACCCGTTGAACCACCTGTTGGTCTGCCTGTTGAACCACCTGTTGGTCTGCCTGTTGAGCCTTCGCGAGCTCCAAGAGTACTGATTGTGGTAGTCTGTGTTTGGTCACCAATATTGTTTACAGGACTGCTTGTAGGTAAGACTTTATCTGGTATGTCTATGTCTTCATCTTCAATTGTAAATTGTTTTGGTTGTGGAATTGCTTTTTCTAACTTGTTTGTTACAATACCAGAAGAAATTTTTGGAAATTTTCTAAGTGGCTTAGCAGGATCTATAAGTGTTAAATCTAAATCTTTAATGTTTAGATTTTTTTGTTGAGCTATTTTGTTTAGCATTGCTTTTTTATCTTCTTTTAATTGTTCAGCTTTTCTTTTTTCTTCTTCGCTTCTTTTTCTTTTTTCAGCTTCTAGATCTCTTTGTCTTTGTTCTTCCATAATTATTAATTTTCTTCTCTCTTGGTTTAGTTTATTAAAATACCTTACTCTATTACTTCCCATATCATTAAACCTTCTTATTTTAGCTTCTAACCCTTTTTCCCAATATTTATTCTTTCTTCTTTTATCTTCTTTCACTATATTGGTTCTAGAAAATTGTATTTCTTGTATATCTAGACTAAGATAGGCTTCGTAAAGTTCTCTAAATTCTTGTATCTCTTCTCCGATGACTATTGATATTTGATTTTTGGCCAAAGTATAGTTGTTTGGATATATTATAAAATTCTTATCAATTGTTTCAAATTTTTCAAATTGATTGTTGTCTACATTAAAATTAGGATCGTGATATGTATTAAAAGTACACAAAATTGGTTGCTCTAAATTAGATAAAACATTCATAGTTAGGGGTTTTATTTTTGTTAAACCAACCATAGGTTCTCCAGAATCATCAAAAAAGTCAAATTCTTCATAATAAACTCTCTCTAAGTTAAAGAAAGTTAAGTCCCTAGTGTATCTTTTATCTCTTAAAAAACTTTCAGTGCCGTCCAAGACTCTGTTTGAAACAACTGAGTTTGCTAAGAAAACATGATGAATAGGTACTTTACTAGATTCATTAAAATCTTCTTGTTGATTAGAAGAATAAATCGAACTATCTGTTTTGGTAGATACTTTATCTAATATGCTTTTAGTTTTCTTATTGTTTTTGTTTCCGACAAGAGAAATGCTTTGCTTTATTTCTTTAGTTCTGTTTGGAGCTAAGGATTCATCTACTGTAACAGATTCAGAACTAAAGTTATTGTCAGAACCTAAGTTCAAATTTTCAAAATTTAAATCTTTTTCTTCTTCTAGAAATTCTACTTTTATGTTATTACCAAACATATTGCTTAACTCTTCTTCGGATATCTGTAAAGAATCAACAAAGACGGCTATCTTGTCTTCTTGAATAGTGTTGATGTCATTGTATAAAAATTTATCACCTCCATCAGATAGAATTCTAGGAGAGAGTGTAGCGTGTTCGTTATAATTGTTTAAATTGATAATTTCTTCTGATTGGGTGTTGGCCAATTTGATCTTTTCTTCTTCCAATATTTGCATAAAAGCATTTACACTAAAAGAGTTTATACCACTATCCTGGGGATCTTGAAAGTAGCTTTTTGTTTTTTGTTTATATTTGTAGTTAATACTATACTTTTTAGATACGATTAGTTCATCTTTATAAACTTTACTACCGGCTCCTTTCCCTCTTCCAAAACTTGCCGGAATAGACTTGTCTTTTATTTCAAAAACTTTTTTAAAAAAACCTAAATGAAACATGCAGTCCTCAATAAAACTTTCTACTGATTCAATTGTCAAAGATTTTGCTGAAACTTTTGCCATGGATTTTACGACAAATTCATCTACTCTTTCATTATCTTCTTCTGAAAAGAATAATCTTTTAATTTTTAACATTTGAGAAATACATCTAATCCATGGAGACCCATCACCTTCAAAGGCACTAACAATTCTTTCTCTGTCTAATTTACCAGTTTCTCTATCATAAAATATTTCTTTCTTAAAATAACTTAAGCTGTTTTTTAAATCTCTAATACTCTCTAAAAAATTGATATAAATGTTTTTAAGATAATTGGTAAAAGGATTATTAACTTCAACAATTATTTGCACTTCTTTTGTAACTTTATTTTTACAAGATATGTCAAAAGTTCTTATAAAGGGGTTTTGGCTCAATATTATTTCTCTCATCTCGCCCATTTCATTTGAAACTGATTTTATTTTTTCATTTTCATCATATGAATAAAACATAGAAATGTATGGTTTTTTTGCATGTTGTTTAGTTTTTATTTCAATTTTTTTTATTTTTAAATTTTGAGACAAACTATTAAACACTTCCGAATTTGTTTCTTGAAGTATTTTAGCCTCTTTACTATTTTGAAGTAAAATGTTCTTAGTATTGACAGAAAATATCATACCAAGATCACCATTAGTTTTTTGATTATGAAATAAGTTTGAAAATATTGTTTTTGAATTTTTTTGCTTGTTTTCTTTTTTGATAGACGGTAAATTAATTTTTGGTCTTCTAAAATCTTTTATTTTTAAATTGTGATATTCTACAGGGGTTAAAACAGGATGTGGTCTCGAAACATGATAAGAATGAGCCATTATAACTCCATCATGTTCATGAACGGGACCAGTCCAAATTTTGTCTTTATTTATAAGATATTTTGTGCTTAAAACAACTTTACCGTTTTCTATAATTGTTTCACAAACAGTAGGTCCATATTTGTTTTTTTCCCAACTTCTCGATCCACCTTGTCGTGCTAAGAGGCAGGAAATAGAAAGATGCTGAGGTGTTTCTTTAAGATGATAAGTTTTAGTGTAGTAGAACTCTGTATATTCGTTATAAACGCAATGCTTTGGGTTTAAATTAAAAAGTTTTATTGATTCTTTAGTATTTACAAAGCACAGTCCATCATTTTGCAATTGTTTAAGACGAGGGTCTCTGGGGCTGTGTAATATATTTTTTCCTTCTATTATTTCATTTGAAAGTGTTGCATCTAAAGAAAGTAGTGTATTAAAATTTATCCTATCTAAGCTAAAATCATCAGTTATTATGTCCTCTTCAAATTCATTTAAAGTATCATATATTAAAAACTCTACTTTAACTATCAACCCTTCTACGTCAGAACCAGGTTTTTTGTCATGCAGTTCTATACTATTTATATAAACATTTGGCGTTTCTTCAAATCCATATATACTACCATCAACAGACATATTATTCTTCCCCTTCAGCACATACTGTAGCTGGATCATCACAAGGTTCACCATCTGGCAACCCGGTACCTAAATCAACTAAGCCACCGCCTGGTCCATAGCCAAGAACATCAGGGCATTTGATTTCTAGGTCATCAATATAGATACCTTCACTCTTTAGTTCATCAACAGCTTTACAAAGATCATCTAAAGGAATTTCTTTGTCAACTCTAAGATCAAAAAAGTACTCAACAGTATTTGAATCTGGTGGCAATTCTGTTGAATATGGATCTTCGATCAATATATCTTTATCAATTTTATAATCCTTTACGTCTTGATAATTTCTATTAAGAAATTTCAAAGGTCTTAGTTGATCTGTGAAGTCACCTGTGTCTGACTTAATATACTCAAAAACTTCTATCGAAAATGAATCTCTTTTTACAAAACCATTTTTTTCTAAAAATCTAGTTATTGCTTGACCTTCTGTGTAGTCAAGATAGGTTCCATCAGGATAAACTTGTATATCAACATTGCTTACATTGTTAATTTTATTTGGATCATGATCTATATCTGAGGTATTTTTTACCTGTATACTCCATTCAATTTCAACTTCAAGTTGTGGAACTTGCGATACAGAAGCAGAGGGTGAAACGGTTGAAGCTATAAAACTCCCATTCTCGTATTTAAAATTTGGACTTGATGACGTAAAATTCGTAGTCAAAGCTGTGTTCATCTCACCAGATAAAAATGCTATGTCCCATCTAGGACCTTTTTTTACTCCTTGTTTGGAAGTACCTAAGGTGTTCTGTAGAAATTTTGTGTTTGTGTCTGAGGTCTTTCTTGTTCTACTGTCATAAAAATTAACGTATCTTGCAAACGATGTTGCTGGATTGGTTGGATTATCTTGAAGCTCAGTTTCAACAGAATTCATAGTATACATTGGCTTTAGACTTGGCGTTTCATTTAGGATTCTATTTTTAACTTCAGAATTTTTTTCTGTTATTTCGCTTGCCCCTTGCTTATCAACATTATAAACGACATCTTCATCTAAAAAAGAATAATATTTAGGCATGAATTTGCCTCTAGATATTAAATGTCTACCATATGGTGTTAATTTAATATCTAATACATCTTCTTTTTTATCATAAAAGCTCATTAAGTTTTACTCGTAGGTGGCGTTGTTTGTAGTACTATATCGTCGAGCTCGAGTGAAGTGTTTTTATCTACATTTCCAAACTCGATATCAGTATCTATTTTAATTAGTTCTACTAACGAAAAGAAATCGTAAGGCCAGTTGTAGCTAATTTTTTGTTTTTTACCCAATGCAGTAGCAACAATTTCCTCAGAAGTTATGTCAGCACCAGACTCGTTTCTATCAAACATTTTTTCAAAATAATTGCTTCTTGCTCTCTTTTTAACTTTAAATACCATCCATTGTATTTTATCTTCTAGTTGGCTTAGTTCTGTAACTTTTTGTAGGTTCTTGGCATTTGTTAGTTTAGCTCCTTTACCAAAAAACTCATGTGAAAACAATTCATGTGATATAGATGCAGTTGAAACTTCGTGTACTCTTCCTATTTTTGGTGGTAAGTTTTGCCAGATATCAGCTAAATCTTGTCTAGAGAAAGAGTGAGAAAACTCAAATACATACATTACAATTGGATCAACATTTTTAAAATTAACAAAATCAAACTGTGGAGGGAAAACATATTTTCTTAATTGTGTTACAAGATTAGATATTGTTTCACCAACTTGATCTGTTTGTCCTTTTATGGCTTTTCGGACATCTTTTTTAGGTAAATTGAAAAATCTATTATAATTTTCATTAGCTATAAACGGTATGGCAACAACAGCTTCTTCAACTAATTTTGACTCTTTTACTTCTCCAACTCTAATTGGATCAGTTGAAAAACCACATAGACTTAAAAGAGAACCAGTTAAGTTTGAATCTCGCTCCATAGCTCCTTCAATCCAGTTTTCAGGAATCTCTTCGACTTGTACAAAAATACCTTCATTTGTGCTTTGAGGCAATCTACCGTATTGATGCCACATTCCTATAGGAACAGATGAGGTTGCAAGTGTTGGCATAGTTATTGTATCATGAGAATGGTGATTAAAGTTTAATGTTGGGCATTCAAATTTAGACTGCATAATCCATCTATACTTATTTTCAAATTGTGTTTCTACTGTTACGCCGCCTTCGGCTATGTCTTGTCTTAAGACACCCTTTGAAAATATATTCATTGATGAAGCAATCTGCATAGCTAATTCATTGTTTATAACAGATGATGAATTAAACAAAGGAATTTCACCATCTAGTGTTCCAAAAAAACCACCTGCTCCACCGGCAAATGCTGATGGTCCTACATCTGTTACCGCAGTGGTACCGCTTGAGAGGGTTCCTGCGTGAAATGTCAAGAGCGAATGACCAGTTACTATCAAATCCGCATGCTCACCTTGATTAATAGCTGCTTTTAGGGCATCTCTAGAACAAGTTGTGCCATCATTATCTGGTACAACAGTGATTGTAGTGTTTCCACTAGCGTCAACAGCAAAGTCAACTAAGCACTTATCATCCGGGTTGGTTGCTGGAGTAGCAACTACAATCTCTACGGTGGTTGTATCAACACCTGGGGCATCTTTCTCAAGAACAATTGTTAACAAAGTCAGTGTTGCTTTTGTTGTTCCTTCGACAAAATCTTTTTCAAAATATCTACAAAACTCAACAGACGAGTTATTAATAATTTCTGGTAAGGTGTATTTTTTTGAACCATCAGGAGGAATAAATGTAATGTCAGCCCAAGCTTCTCCATGATAATATGGTGGAGTAAATGGCCAATTATAACCATCATGTGGATTAGAAGAAGTAACAGCTGGATAGCTTGATCCTGTGTTATAGAAAAAGTCAATACTATTTGTTTTTTTGAACTTGTTCCAAGATTTGGTTGTA